ATAGTAACAGATATTCAAGGGAATAGCGTTGGAATGGTTGTAGCATCGACAGATACTAATACAACATTTCTATGCGTTCCTTTCCCAGTATGTGAGTTAAGTCCCCGATGTAATGAAAAGGAGTTAATGAGACCTAGCAGACCAGGAACTCAGACCGATCATGTAGTGTTTGAAGCAACGTCTAGCGTACATACTTGTTGTACGAAGATCGGTTATGTTGAAAAGATGAATTCTAAGACCAAACCTACATCTGCGAAAAAATCTTTATTAGCTCCCATGCGGTTGAAGATATGTGGTTCATTGCTAGATAGCGATTTATTTTCAGGACCCAAAGCACTTCAAGCAGTGAATGGAGAGTCTATTCGAAATAAGGTATGGGATCAATATGTCAGAGTATCGGAAAATATGAAAACACGACCGTGCCTTTTAGATCAGACTTTGCTAGATAAGTGTGTGGATGATTATTTTGACAGAATAATGATGTGCTTGCGTGAAGAAGATAAAGTGAAGATCAAACCAGTTACGTTTTCTGAAGGATTGCTTGGGTACGTTGATGGTGAAGATTTACCCTCTGTTAGGAAGTTTCGTGGAGATACGTCTATAGGGTATCCTTTTTCAGGACAGAAGAGTGATTTTATGGAAGTGAAAGATCTTCGACAGTTTGATGATGGTGGATATTACGTAGAGATGGATCCAAATTTTGAGTCATATTTACTGGAATTTGAGGAACTTTTGTTATCAGGACAAACCCCTTTCACGTATGTAAAAGCTCACCCAAAAGATGAAGTTGTTAAAGCATCAAAGGATAAAACCAGAATTTTTTACATAGGAGATTCAGCAACGTATTGTGTAACGAGAAAATATTTGTGGTGGATTAACTACTTAGTGTATAATCACCCCATTGCATTCGAGCAGGCTTATGGAATTAATCCATATAGCCAGGAATGGAAAGAGATGAAAGAACATACAAATAAACATCGTTATCATATGGCTGCAGATTTTTCGGATTGGGACACAAGATTGCCCCAACAACTGATGAGAGCAGCATTTCAAATATTGCGACGCCTCATGCGTATAAATTCTGGTTTATTCCCTGATGAAAAATTTTGGGACGCTTTGGAAGAGCTTTATGTTACTCCCGTGGTACTTTTTGGGAATAAACTTTACGTAACTCAGCAAGGAACAGCTTCTGGTCACCCATTGACATACATTATGAACAGTATGGCTAATTCCTTACGAGAGCGATATTGCTTTTATTCCTTATTTCCCAACTTGAAGTTCGATGAGCACGTCTCCTGCATGTTTGGAGGAGATGATGCTGATGTTACTACTTCATTGAGGGAATACAACCAATTGAGTACATTACCCATTATGCTTTCTATGGGGCTTAAACCAACCGATTCATCTAAACAGCAGATTACAGAAGAGTTCATGGAAAAGAGTGAAGTGACGTTTTTAAAAAGGAATCAAGATGGACAGATCGACCCTATTTCTATACACAAGATGTTGTCATGGACAATGTCTTCAGATCAACTTGAACACGCCCGAGGAGCTATTGTCTCTGCCTTATACGAATTACATATGTATGGACGTAAGGTATTTGATGACTTTGTTCGATCCTTAAAGGAAGAGTTACCCAAAGCGGGGTTGTATAATGCAGCAAACGGAGTGGATATGTCATCTTACATAATGTCTCACCTGAAAACTGATGAAAGAGATTTTACAGAGTACGATGATCCTTGTTATGATTTTGAATCGTCATTATATGCCAGAAAAGTTGAAATGAGATATGTTCAAAAGATGCTTGTGCTAGAAGGTTAGGACAGCGCCGTAAGGCACTTTACTGATCAAGCTCCACTGGAGTTAGATCTATGATCGTAATCAACGATTAAAGCAATTTACTGATCAAGCTCCACTGGAGTTAGATCTATGATCGTAATCAACGATTAAACGGTTTACAGGAAGAAGTTTCCGCAATAACGAATCTTCATTTGGTAATTGGTTACCACTACGCCATTAGTCTCAGAATTGGCGCAGGAGGCTTTACCATCTTATTGAAAGATTTTTATCTTTATGAGTTTTGCGCTAGATTATCTTTAAGCGCATGTCAAAACCAATCAGATAGCAGCAACAACCATTGAAACAACACTTGAAAACAATATTTCCGAGAGAAGAACAGAAGAGGATAAAACTAGTGACTTTCGAACTTTTGATCTGAAGCAAGATGAGGTGTATGATTCTGTCGGATCTTTTCACAGACACAGCACGTATTTGGATGTTTCACTACGTGAATTTTTGAGTAGGCCGGTTAAGTTATTGAATCTTTCTTGGACTCCTGGTTCTGATTTAAATGCTTCTATTGACTTATCTGCTTATTTGGGATTAATTCCTATTAAGCATAAGTTGAATCAATTCGCCCGTATACGCTTCACACAATGTATCACCGTTTCTTATGCGGTGAATCCTTTTTATTCGGGTTCTTTATTGTTGTCAGCTTTTCCGTTAGGAGCATGGGATGAGATTTCGCCTTCACGTTTACCTTTAACCCCTATCAATCAGGACTTTATTCGGCTTACTCAACGACCGCACGTTTTTATGTCGGTTAATAAGAGTCACACAGCCACGTTACGCCTTCCTTGGTTTTCAACCAAGGAGTGGTATTCATTGGTTACTGACAATGATTCCTCAACTAATCCGTATACAGTGGCTTTGAATTCTTTGAATCAATTAGCTCACTGCAATGGAGGAACTGAGGCTATAACTGTAAACGTGTTTATGTCTTTAGAAGATGTCGAATTGGAAGTCCCAACAACCTATTATACGGCCTCGTCAGAGCAAAAACCCATTTCATCTACTTTAACCAAACTTGCTCAGACTTCGAATGTGTTATCAAGAGTTCCGTTTTTGAAACCTTACATGACGCCCATCCAAGCAGCTGCCTCTATGAGTGTTGACTTAGCCAAAGTATTGGGATTTAGTAAGCCATTTTCTGCGCGAGATCCTACAGTGATGGGGGCCCCGTCTAAATCTCAAACCGACCAACCTAATTCTGTACCTGTTATGGGATTATCCTCGGCGAATTC